TAAAGAGTTTGTATTTGCCGACCCGAGCGCCGTCGGCGCGCCGGTCGAGCGCGAGACGCCCAAGCCCGACCCGCGCGCGGTGTCGAGCCAGAACACCGCGGCGTTCGCCGCCGAGGAGGACTCCGTGGAAGACGAGAAGAAGCCCGACGCGAAGCCGCCGGTCGCCGCCGAGTCGGCCGCGCCCGCCGCCGACTACGCCAAGTGCATGGCGGCGATCGAGGAGCTCAAGAAGGGCCAGGCGGACATGGCCGCCATGATGTCCAAAATGATGGGCGCCTCGGCCGAGACCGAGAAGAAGCCCGAGGTCGAAGCCGCAGCCGGTGGCGACGGCGGCACGATCGACGAGGAGCGCAAGGAAGCCGCTCCCGAGAAGAAGCCCATGAACGCGCCCGTCGTCGCGGCGCAGGTTCAGCTCGCGGCCGAACTCGACACGGTCAAGGCGAAGCTCGAGGCTCTCGAACGCTCGAAGAAGCACGACGAGCTCTTCGCGGGCTACGCGGCCCGCCTCGAGCCCTTCGGCCTCACGACCGGTCGCAAGCAGCGGCTCGAGTCCTTCCTCGCGAACGATATCCAGTTCGGGACGACGTTCGCCGAGCAGTACGTGAAGGACACCGAGGCCCGCGAGAAGCGCGTCTCGCGTCCGGCGACCGAGCGCGGTCCGAGCGCCACGACCTCGGACCCGGCGACGGGCGACCTCCCGGCCGAGCTGCGCGCCTACGCGGCGCAGGGCACGGCGGCTCTCACCTGGGCGCAGAGCAAGCTCGCCGAGTTCCGCGCTCTCGAGGCCGCGGGCTGCACCGGCGACATGACGCTCGCCGCCTTCGTCAAGCAGAGCGCCGAGTCGGCGCCGAGGGGGAACTGACCCATGTCGAACCTCACCGGGCGCACGAGCTGGTCCGCGAAGACCTCGCTCTACGAGGCGCGCCAGTATCAGATCGCCAACGCGCAGCAGCTCTACGAGGGCGGCTACGTCCAGCTCGACGCGGGCGGCAACCTCGTCCCCTACTCCTACCTCCAGACCGGGGTGGACGGCGGATTCATTCTCGGCTACGTCCAGCCGAGTTCGATCCAGTACGTCAAGCCCGCCGCGGTCCCGCCCTTCGCGCCCTACCTCCTGGGCGACACGTCGGGCGCCACGGTCCCGAATCCGACCGCGGTCGTCTTCGTCGGCGAAGAGGAGCAGTTCGACGTCCCCGTCACGGGCCTCACGGCTCAGACCCAGCTCGGCGCTCTCGTCTACCTCCCGCTTCAGGACAACGGGCTCACGCTCACCTCGGGCGGCGCGCCCGGCTCGGCACTCATCACCGGCGGCTCGGCGGCCCTCGCGGGCGCCGGCGCCGGCAACGTGACGAACGGAGCCCACACCTACGCCTTCACGGCCGTCACGGCTTCGGGCGAGACGGGCCCCGCGACGTCGACCGTCGTCACCGTCGCCGACCACACGGCGAACGGCCAGGTCACGGTCACGCTCCCGACGCAGCTTCCGGCCGGCACGACGTTCGTCAACGTCTACCGCTCGGCGGCGGGGACGACGAGCCCGCTCCTTCTCGTCACGCAGGTCGCGCTCACGAAGTCCGTCGCCTCCGCGACGAAGAACGCGATCACGCCGACCTACTCGTCGGCCACCGTCACCGACAACCTCGCCGACGGGTCGCTCGGCGCCGCGTCGCCCGCCGCCTCCAACGGCTGGCCCCTCGGCGAGGTCACCGCGTTCATCGCCACCGGCTTCGGCAACGTGAAGCTCTGGTCGTACGACCGGCGCCGCGCCTTCGCGAAGCAGTGAGAGGAGACTGACACATGGCCAGCGGGCAGTTGATTTCCCCGATCCAGCTCCTCACCAGCGGCGCGAATCCGCGCTATCGCGACGCGTTCGATCGCGGCTACGAGGTCACGAAGCAGCGAATGGGCGAGCTCATGGAGCTCGACATTCCGACGGACAAGAACGTCGAGAACTTTCCCTTCATGCTCGCCATGCCTCATATCGGCGCGTGGCCGACCGGGGCGGCGATCACCGAGGGCTCGGCGGCCTCGCAGTCGTTCCAGGTCGTGACCAGGCCCTACGGCCTCCGCGTCTCGGCCCGCGAGCAGGACGTGACGCTCGACCAGGTCAAGTACCTGCTCACGTCGATCGCCCAGGCGGGCGCCTCGGCGGGCTGGCTCGACGAGCGGCTCTGGGCCCAGATCGTCACGGGCGCGACCGACCCGACGCTCCTCCCCGCGATTCCGAACGCGGCCGACGGCGGCTCGATCTTCTCGCTCACCGACGGCGCCGGCAACCCGCGCTTCGCGGTCGCGAGCTCGGGCGGGACGGGCGGCAATATCGTCCAGGGCTCGGGCGTCTCGTCCGTCGCCCAAGTCATCAACGACATGGAAGGCGTCTACGCCCTCGCGAAGCGGTGGCAAGACGGCCAGGGCCAGCCGCTCTGGAACGACGAAGTTCTCGAGGGCGCGCCCGCCTGGGTCGTCGCGGGCGCCCACCTCCAGCTCGTCATGAAGCAGGCCATGAGCCAGAGTTTCATCTTTCAGGACGCGGGCGGCAACCGCGCCGCGGCCCCGACGAACCTCCTCCAGGACGCGAGCCACAAGCTCAAGTACTGGCTCACGCAGCGTATCCCGATCGGCACGAACTCCTGGTTCGTCTTCCTCACCGGGATCACGCGCAAGGCGATCGCGGGCACGCGCGCGACGCAGCTCCGGTACATCTACAAGACGCCGGAGACGAGTGACTGGTGCGCGGACTACCGCACCGTCCTCATGCAGTGGGACGAGCTCAAGGGCGCGGGCGTCGGCCCCGCCTACTCCTGCCTCAAGGTGAGCAACTGAGCGATCCCATGAGCGACACCAACCCGACGACCTCGGCGCCCCCGACGACCTCGGCGCCCCCGACGAACACGGTGACGAGCGCGGCTCCGGTCGCGCCCGCCCCGGCCGTCCACGTCATCCCCAATCCGCTCTCGGCCGTCGCCGAGACGACCGCTCGCCTCGCCGACCGCAAGACGAACCGCTCGGCCGAAGACGTCCTCAACGACCTCGAGCAAGGTGCGGGTGGTCCGAGCGGCCTCGGACGCCGGACGGTCCGCTGCATTCTCAAGCCGGATCACCCGCTCGATCACACAACCTACGCGGGCGTCCAGTTCGCCAAGTTCACCGAGATCGTGAGCAATGGCGGCGCGATCCGCTACCCGCAGCAGGGCGCGATCAATCACCTCACCGAAGCGCAGATCGCCCGCGTCGTCGCCGACGCCCGCGACTGCATCGCGCGCTTCTACCCGGGCGGCAAAGTCAAGAACGTGGACGGGACGTACACGCCCCGTCGCGGTCGCGGCTTCGAGGGTCGGATCAGCCAGCTCGGCGAGACGTTCATTCAAGACGGCGACAAGCCGACCTACGTCCCGCCGCGGATCGTCGTGAACGGCGTGAAGCAGTGGATCAAGCTCGGCGCCTCGGACGCGGAGGAGGCCGCTCGTCTCGGCGTCTCCGAGGCCGCGATCACCATGGCGCGTGCCGACTCCGACGCCCGCTCGCTGATCGCGTTCGAGTTCGACCCCAAGCCCCAGGCCGAGATCCCGGACTCGCTCGAGGCCGCGATCGAGCAGGCCCGCGAGGCGGCACACGCGACCATGGCTCTCCCCAAGCGCGGCGATCCCGAGTCGAGCGTTTACGGGCGACCGGTCGCACTCGACCTCGGCGGCCGTCCGACCGGAGGCCCGGTCTCGACCAGCGCTCCGGGCGCGCGCTTCGCCGCGAGCGAGGGCGCTTACTCCGCGGTCTCGGACGAGGCCCAGGCGAGCACGATCGCCACGGCGACCGCCGACAAGGCGAACCAGATCCCGCCCCTCGCGCCCGACATGGGTCTCGCGAAGGAAGCGGGGATCAAGGTCTCAGGCACCGGGAAGCCCCGGCGGTGATCCGCTCGGGCTGAGGTGCGGGCGTCGCGCCCGCGGAGGTGAACCGTGGGCGCTTCTCTCGCGACGGACTGGCTGGCTCGAGTCTCGCCGCTTCGCGCGGCCGACTTGACCAACCCTGATCCGCCCACGTCCTCGACGGCCGGATCACTCGCCCCGACCGGCGTCAATCAGTCCCAACTCGCTCTCGCCGTCCTCGCCGTCACCGACGCCAACGGCCTGGGCGACTTTCAGTCCCGAACCGGCTACGCCTACGACGGCACCCAGTCGGCACACGTGAACGCCGGAGTCCTCGGCGTCACGTTCTTCCTGACGAGCTACCGAGAGCTCCCGGGCAGCAAAAATCTAGAGGCCGCCGAGAAGCTCTACGCGGGAGCGTGTGCCCGCGTCGCTCAGCTTCTTCCGGCGGGATCGTCGCAACTCACGCCCACCCCCGACCGGGGGACACCCGACTTCGACCGCTCGCGCTTTGGAGATATCACCCTTCAGGCGCCGGGCTCGAGCAATGCGATCGGCGGCATTGGCGGGATCGGTAACCTCGAACCGGGACTCTTCTCGTGAGCGCGCTCGCCGAGCTCGCGGCCCGCCTCGACGCCCCGACGCCCGCGCTCTACGCGATCGGGACCATGTTCGCGGCCGGCGCTCGTCGCGCCTTCGACCAGCAAGGCAAGGGCGATAAGAAGTGGCCGCCGCGCTCCGTCCCTTCGCTCGCCGGGATCGTCCAAGACCTTTCGCAAGGGACGAGCGTGGACTCGGCCCGCTTCGAGGATCGTCCGGCTCTCGTCGTGAGCGGAAGGCTCAAGGGCTCGATCCGATTTGACGTTCGCCAAGACGCGATCCTGCTCAAAGCGACCGCGCCCTACGCCTCGAGAGCGGCCCACGGCGGCACCTCGCGCCAAAAGCTCACACCACAGATCGGAAGTCGTCTCCGCTCGCTCGCCCGGGTCTATCCGATCTACGGCAAGAAGCTCCGCGCTCTCGCCAAGAGGGCCGACAAGGGCGAAACGCTCGAGACCCAGGTTCCCGCCCGAAACTTCCTCTTCCCGACCGAGGCCGAGTTCGAACGCGCTCGCGGCGTCCTGGCGAAGTTCGTCCGCACCGGCGACGTCGAGGAGTCCTGATATGCCGACCGAAACCGCCGCGATCAACCAGTTCGTCGCCACGGTCAAGATCGCCGACCAGTCGGTCCGCTTCTTCACGACCAATGGCACCAACCTCCTCGCTTTGATCGCCGCGATCGAGAACGCCCTCGTCTCGGGCAGTTCGGGCGGCGGCGCCTCGCAACTCGAAACTGCCCTCGCGAATGTCCGGGCGGCGGCGTTCGCCTGCTACCGCGGCGGTCAGGCGACACTCGGGGCCGCGCTCGTCACGTGGGCTCAGATCATCAACCAGAACGCGCCCAACATTTCGCCCCAGGCCGCGCTCGCCGTGATCTTCCAGCGCATGGTCTCTCAGAGTTACTCGATCCAGTCGCGTCAGTTCACGCGCGGCGCGGTCACGGCCGTCGGCAACACGAAGGCCGCTGGCGCCTCGATCGTCGGCAACGGAGCCGGATACCGCCTCACGACCGACTGGGCCGGCAACCCCATGGAGGCGTCTTTCGCCGAGGTGAAGCAGTTCACCTGCGTCGGCGACCAATACACCAACGGCGGCACCGGTCGAAGCTACGGCAACCCGGGCCGCGAGCAGTTCCTCTGCAACGGCGCCGCGCCCTCTCTCGAGGGCCCCTTCGGACTCACCCTCGCGGGCTCGGGTGCCTCGCAGATCATTGAGGGTCAGACGGTCCAGCAGTCGATCTGCACGAACTCGGACCTCTCGCTCAACTCGGGCGCGGGCGTCGCGACCTCGATCACGGGCTGGACTCCTACCACGAGTATCAGCGACTTCACGATCGACACGACGCACACGTTTCGGTCGCTGCCGGGCGGGCTCACCGCGACGTCGGTCAAGATCACGGCGGCCGACACGCTCTACCAGGCCCTCACGACCAACGCGTTCGACCCGAACACGCCGGTGCTCCCGGTCGTCGCCTACAACCGTCAGCAGTTCAGCGGGATCGCGACGCTCGAGCTCGTACTCGGCTCGCAGACATGGACGGTCGCCCTTTCGGCCCAGACCGGCTGGAACTGGTTCGTCCCCACGCTCGACAAGAACCTCTGGTACCAAAACTTCAACCAGAACAACCTCGTCTTCAAGGTCGGCCTCTCGGCCTACACGTCGGGCGGCGTCCTGATCGCCGAGCCCATGCTTCTCCCGGCGACGTTCATTGACGGGAGCGCGTGGTGGTTCTTGGGCAACACGACGCCCTGGACTGTCGGCGACTACCTGACGGCGACCGACACCGAGGTCGGCGCCGAGATCCAGCAGCACATTTTCCGGCTCTTCGGTGTCTATCTGCCCTCGAGCAACTCGCCCACGATCGCGGACCCGTGATCCATGGCGACGCCTGACCTGACGCGGCTCCTGACCGGCTTTCAGGGCCAGCTCGTTATGAACCCCACGCTGCTCGGAACCAAGTACCCGCCCCCGAGCACCGACAACACGATCGACGCCCAGCTCCAGCAGGTGGGCACCGGGAACTGCACGGCCGGCGTCCACCAGATCGGCTACGCCTACGTCTACGGAAGTGGGTCAGGCGACGTCTCGCCCATGCTCCTCAACACGAGCGTCACGATCCCCTCGAACCCGCCGCCGGGCCCCACGGGCTACCACGTCAACCTCGACCTGTTCTTCACGGGCGTCCCGTCTGGCGCGCAGTCGATCAACGTCTACGTCGGGCTCGCGGGCGGTTCCACGAGCGGGCCCTTCTACCTGCTCGAGAACGTCCCCGTCACCTCGGGCGTCACCTTCTACAACCTGGACGACGCCGCGCTCGCCCTGCTCCCGCTCGCGAACCTTCCGATCGTCACGAGCGACGTCGAGGCAGGCTTTCCGTTCGGCGGCGTCCAGCTCGGCGAGGTCACGGACGTTGTCGTCACCCCGCGCCGAATGACGCGCGATCTGAAGGCCGAAGAGTACGGCTCCGAGACGATCGAGGTCGTAGACGCGGGCGAGTCGTGGAAGCTCACGTGCGCTCTGCGCGGAGTCGATCCCGATCTCTACAACCTCGTCATGGCGCAGCCCGTGACGACCACGGGACTCTCGGGGCGCCCGCTCTATGAGTATCCAGGCTCGGCGACTCAGGCCGGAGCCTTCCTCACGCAGCGGTCGAACATGCCGTTTTCCCTCCTGCTCATACCCAAGGACGCGACACGGCTCCCGTCGTTCCTCTTCTTCGCCGTGATCCCAGTCCTCGACGCGAGCGCGAGGCTCACGCTCCAACTCGACCGCGAAGGGACGTTCGGTGCCGTCCTCTACTGCCTCCGAGCGAACGCTCCGGGACAGGCGAGGGACAAGCAGGTCGTCCAGTGGGGCATGCTCGAGGACTTGAGCACCGTATGAGCTGGCTCGCGAGAATTTCGGGTCTCGAGGGTTTCGCGGTCGAGAAGCGACGGGCAGCCCTGCCGATTCTCGAGATCCAGGCTCACGATTTCCTCGCGGCGGGAGGCGCCCTCACGCCCGAACTCTGGGCGTCACTCGAGACCGACGAGCGGGCCGCGTTCGTCAGTGCCGGGGATCGCCTCGCGGCTGAGCGGTCCCTTCTGCTCGCGGACGCGCTCCGAGGTCGCACGGCCGAACACGCGCGCTTGATCGGCGGCGAACGGGCCCGCACGCGACACGTCCTCGTCGCCGAGGCGGTGACCGGTGAATAGGTGGCAGGTCGCGCGCCAGCTTCAATACCTCCTCCAGAACGCCAACTGGCCCGGGGGAGGGTTCCAGGTCTTCGCTCCCGGATCGGTCGTCATCACGTCAGAGCCGGTCTCGAACGCGCTCGCCGAAATGCGCCCGCCCGGAGTCTTGATCCGGCCCGTCGGCGGCAAGGCCGACGCGTCGAATCCGCAGATCCTGACGCTCTCGTTCAACGTGACGCTCTTCGCGGCTCTCGGCGGCTCGAGGCTCCACGGAAACGTGCTCGAGGGCGGCGTCAGGACTCAGGGCCAACTCGGCTCTCACGGTCGGGGGCTCCTCGAGCTCGAAGAAGTCCTCGCCGAGACGGTCGACGACTTGGGCGACACCTCGGGCGTGAGACTCGTCCAGCGTCGTGTCGGCGACGAGACGCCGGTCGTCGAGCAAGACGTCGTGATCGGCATGTCGGCCATCTACCGGCTCGAAGGCATTGGCGTCCGCGACCGCTTCTACGCACCTCTGCGCGATCTGATCGCGTCGCCGATCGGGTCCAACAAGGTCTCGGTCTTGTGGGCGAACCCGAGCGCGCGCTGGGACTGGCGGCGGCCCGTGATCCGCTACTCGTTCGCGAGCACACCGCTCACGCCGGCTGACGGTCAAGACGGGAGCCCGACGCCCACGAACTCAACGACGAAGCGCTCGGCGTCGAACGCGACGAGCGTCGTGATCGACACGGGCGGAACGGGAGCGGTCTTCGTCGCCGGCTTCGCGGCCTATGACGAGACCTTCTCGAATACCGACGAGCGCTACTCGGACCAGCAGCCCGGCACCACGGCGACCGTGGTCGTCACGTGAGGTGATCGGTGGCCGACCAAGAAGAGATCGAGATCAAGTTCGCGATCGAAAAGGCCAAGGCCCAGATCGAGGAACTCAAGGGCGAGATCGCTCGGGTCAGCGAGACCAAGGGCGAACTCTCGTTCGGCTCGGGCGCCGTCTCGTCGGTCGGCGCCGGGATCCAGAGCGCGGCGGGTCAGACCGGATCCTCGATCGCGTCGTTCGCGGCCGATCCGGTCGGCGAGTCGATCAAGCGGCTGACCGAGGTCGCGCTCACCCAGTTCTTCCCGCAGGTGACGCAGCTTCTCAAAGACGGCTTCGGCTCGACGGCGGTTGCCGGGCGCGTCTCGCCGATCGCCGAGCAGTTCGCGCGGCTCACGGGCCAGCAACTACCGGGCGACGTGATCTCGGGACTCGTCCAGCAGGCGAGCGGACCCGAACAAGCGGCGATCCGAGCGCGCGGGCTCGTGGACGCGGCCTCTCAGAGCTACCTGAACCCGCTCGGAACACTCGATGCGATCCGCAAGGCGGGCTCCGACGACCTCGCGCGCGACTACCAGAGAATCATGCAGCTCTTTTGGGGCTCGGCCCCGCCGACGCCGCGCGTCCTCGGGGGAGGCTGATCCATGCCCAGCCCCTTCGTCACGCGCGCGCTCGCGATCGTCTATGGCACCGGCGGCACCCAACAGACGATCGGCGGGACGTCGAAGCTGGTTCTCGACGGCGTCTACAAGCTCGACTTGAAGTACGCGACGGGATCCTTCAAGTGCCGCTTTTGGGTCGCGGAGACGACCGACGCCGACTTCATTGCGACGTGCCAGGCGATCGAGGCGAATCTCACGCTGCCACGTCAGCGTCTTCAGATCCAACTGAACGGAGTCAACCAAGAAGACTTCAACCCCAACGCCGGGCCCTCGGGCAACACGGGCTTCAACCAGCGCGTCCAGCTCACGAAGCCCGACGATCCCATGAACACGACGCGGACCCGGGTCTACGAGTGGCTCTGCGAGTGGGACCGTCCAGCCGTTCTCACGGGGCAATCGGGCAGGCTCGAGAGTACGGTCGATCTCGCGGTCGAGCCGGGCGGCCGGCGACGACTGAGAATCTCGGGCACCTACACGGCGCTCACGACGAACAGCGCGCGAGCCCAGTATGCGGCGGCGATCGGGACGCCGGCCTATAACGGCGGCACGGGCACGGGCTATATCGGGACGCTCACGTCGGGCTTTGGTGGCTCGTGGGAGATCGTCAACACGCCCCAGGCGGCGGCGGACGACACGAACAAGATCCTGCGCTTCTCGGTTGATCTTCGAGACCTCCTTCTCAATGAGTCGGTCCAGCTTCTCCACGATCCCGATCTCACCGACCAGTTCTTGACGGTCCGTCGGACGTGGATCGCTCCAGGGGATTCGTCAGGCCAGCTTCCGCCCGCCCCGACCCCGCCTCAAGGCGGCGGCAATCCTCAGAGCGGCGGCGGTGGCGGGACGTCGGGCTCGATCGCGCTCGGATTCAGCACGATCAACGTGAACGCCCTCGACCCGACGAGCGTGTTTGGCGGCGGGTCGCAGACCTTCGGGCTCGGCCAGCAAGGCGGCGGGACAAACGCGTCGGGCAGCGCGCGCCGACTCCAGACGATCGACGTCGATTACTCGGTCTGGGTCGTCAATCGGAGCGTCGACCTCCGCACGAAGTGGGAAGGCTCGATCGTCCCCTGGATCGTCGCCCACGTGACGAAGGTCGCGCAACTTTCACTTTTTGCCGTGACGCGAGTCGCACCGCAATTCGACTACGTGAACTCTAGGATCCAAGCGAGCGTCACCTTCGTCGCGCCCAACGGCTCAAACCTGCTCTCGCAGACGATCACGACATCGGACGACACCGACTACGGTTTGGCCGAAGCTCCGGTCTGGTCGGGCGACACGAACGCGAAGTACCTCTTCCAGGGCCCGCAGCGGATCGTGCGGACGATCAGCTATACGAGCTCGTTCCTCGGCGGCCCGACACAGCCGCCTCCGGGCCAGTCTGGAGGCCAGGGCTACACCTTGATCCGGCGCAACGTCACTAACACTCCACTCACGCTCGGCGGTCTCCCGCCCTCGCTCGGACAGATCACGCTCTGCAACCAGTCGATCACGGAAGTCTGGCTCTACAGCACGACGCCCAAGACGCCTCAGATTCCGACGGACAACAGGGTGACGACCGGCGGCGGCAACAACGGCGGCTCCAATATTCCGGGCACGACCTAAGCCATGGCGACGACCGCGACCCTCGACGGCTTCGACCTGCTCAACGCCGACGCTGTTCGCTGGCCCCAAGTGGACGGCGTCGCGCCCGTGAAGCAAGTCTTTCTCATGGAGGCTGGAACCGCCCAAGCGCTCATGAAGAAGCGCACGGGGGCGCTCTCCGACTCGGTCACGCTCAAGGTCCAGGTGGACGGGCTCGACGTCTGGCAAGCCGAGAAGCTCTACGTCCTCGGCCTCGCTCCCGGCCCCATGCCTCAAATGCTGGGCGTCCTCGTCGCCGATCGACGAATCTGGTGGCGCCACGTCACGGTCGCGCTCGCCTGCAACGTCCCGCGTCGCGTCGGGACCAAGCCACTTCTCAAGGAGGGCATTCCCGAGCAGATCCAGCTCGTCGATAGCCTCCAGTACGCTCCCTGGTCGCTCTTCCAGCCGCCCGCGCCGCCCAATGCCAATGGCGGGAGGCCCGCCGCGACACAAGCATTCACTGCTCTTGCCATGCTCTCGACGGTGTTTCACCAGGTCACATCGGTCGTCGGCGGCACGGTCCGCATTGCGGCCAACCTCAACCGTCAAATGGCCGTCCAAGGCGTCCAGTTTGCCGAGCCGGGCGACACCGCGATTCAGCGCGCCCTCGCCTACTTGGGCGGGGCCGCCATTACGATCCTCCTCGACGGCACGATCTACGTCCGCGACGCTCGGGACGGGAGCGAAGCCAAGCTCGCCCAGGCCGGCGACCCGATCGTCGGCGCCCCGCTCCCTTTTCTCACGGACAAGCGACTCGTGCGGCCGAGCTCGATCACGGTCCTCTTCGAGCGCGAGATCGAGATCGCGCTCACGTCCGACAACGAGGAACTTGGCCAGACCGTCACAACGGGCGGCCTCAATGCCTTGAACGACTACCGCGGCATGAAGAACGTGGGACAGGTCACCGACCTTGACCTCGCGCTCCCGGCTCTCAACGGACTCCCGGCCGTGACCGCGCCTCGTGGAACGTGGGTCGATTTCGTCCGGCTCACGAAGGCGTGGCAAGCGAATAAGGTCGCTTTTCAGAGTAGCCTTCCGAGCGGCTTCGGGCTCGGGCTCGACATTCCTTCGCTCCGTCTCTGGTACTGCTCGCCCGGAATCCTTCAGGACATCATTCAAGGGATCGGAAGCGGGTCGGCCTCGTGGCTCCTCGGGGCGCGCGTCGATAGCGCGTTCTCTCACTTCCGCACGACCTACCAGTTGCCCTCCAAGTACCTCGACCGGATCTCGCGGATCTACCCCTACCGCGCGGCCCTCCTCGACCCGGCGACGGGGACTCGGGCGCCCGCGAGCGTCTTCTGCGACTTCGCGCGCTTCTACGGTGTTCGTGGCGCGCTCGAGGGCGACCCCAAGAGCTTCCGGTTCCTCTGGCAGAACTTCACCGGTTGGAACGCGCAGATCGCAAGCGCGACTCCCGCCCCCTTTGGCGTGACGATCCCTGACGAGCAACAGGGGATCATTCACATTCAGCCTTTGCCCGATCCCTTTGGACGCGTTTCGAAGACGGTCCCTGGGCAAGTCGTCGGGCCCGACGGCACCAACCCTTGCTCGTCGGACCCGCGCGACGCCGGTCCGGGCCGACCCGGGATCCAAAATGCCTATGCCTCGCTCGCGCCCGGCTTCAAGTGCACGATCGTGCTCACCGTAGTGCCCGCGGCGCCCAACGACACGACGCGCTTTCAGGGCTACTCGATCATTCCTCAGAACGCCGAGACCGTCCTTGGGATCAAGCTCGGGACTTGCCAGGGCCCGCCCCTCACGATCCGCATTCCGCCGAGTGTCGCGACGGCTCGCATTCCGTGGCTTGATAGTGCAGCGGGAGCGGTGGACGCGGCTATGGGCGTGCCCGGAGCGGCGGGCGGCGTGCTTCCTACGCCGCTCAACGATTCGCAGCTCTCCGACGTTGCGACGTGCGTCGCGGCCCAGCTCTGGGCTCAAGACGTCGATCGCTGGGAGGGCGGTATCACACTGCCCTTGAGCACGAAGCTCCAGCCGACCGGCAACGCAGGCGCGATCTCGCACAACCTTCAGCCTGACGGGACGGCCACGACGATCGTCGCCTTCCCGCCGCAACCGGTGCCGGTGGACATGCTCTCGCTTCTGAGCGAAGAGGCGCGCCGGATCACGCTCGGCTTGGTCGATCAGCGGGGCGCATCCGGGAGCTAATGCACGTGTGTCGCTCATGCCAGTTGTGTGTCGCGTCTGATAGACTCCCGAAGCATGAGCGGAATTGACGACGTCGTCTCGGGCGGGTGGTGGCCTCTCCGGCACCACGCGACCGTGGACGCGGCTCTGCGCTACGTCCGCATGGCGTGCCTCGTCCGGGCCGACTCGGGCGACTCGCGAGTGGGGTCGCTCAAGTTCGGCCGCGACCAGTACGGCCGAATTCGCGAAGTGGACGGTTCGGCCGGCGACGTCCAGGGCGGTCTTCTCTGGGAAGCGGCGAGCCCCGTCGTCCCGTTCTCGCGGGGCCAACTCGTCCAGCAGTCGGGCGCGCCCCCAACCCGCGACTTCCCCTCGCTCGGCTTTGCGTTCCCTGCCGTCGCCCAAGACCCCAACGCGCCCGGATCCGGTGGCGGGCCGGGCCCCAGCGGCACGTTTCCCACCTCAGTCTCGACCTCGAGCGGCCTCGCTCCGGTCGGCCTCAACCTCGCCGGCAACGCACTCATGGGCCCGGGCGGAACGGTCGTCGCGCGCCTGAACGGCGGCTCGAGCGGCGTTCCGGCTGGCGTCCCGGGCGGGACGCAGACACGCTCCACGGCCCCGATACCCCAGACGGCGAGCAGTTCGGGCCCGCCGCCACGTCTCCCGACGAGCGTCCAACTTCTTCCGATCCAAGACGAGAAGATCACGCCCGACAAGCGGTACTCAATGCTGACGGCTGCCTGCGCTCCTGGTGTCGGAGCCAAGGGCACCATGGGCGTCGTGCTCTCGGCCATGCACGAGCGACGCATGGAGCCGATCTTCTTCCCGAGCGGAGCGCCACTGATCGCCGTCAATCACGCGGGCGACCCCGCGACCTCGACGCTCGTGTTGGACGAGAAAGACGACGGGACGCCCGACCCTGACCGCTACGCCCCTCTCCACTCGGCCTGGCGCGTCGTGCGTCTGGCGAGAGCGTGTGCGCCGGGTCTCACGACGAGCGCGAATCTGCGCGGCCAGCTTGCCTGGCAGCTCGGCGGTGGTGGTTGCGACGGCCTCGCGGGCTACGGGCTCGCCTACGACGCTTCGGGCGGCGCGGCTCCGAGCGGCTCGACCAAGGCGCCCCAAGACCCCAACCAGCAGCAGATCGACGCGATCAAGAAGCGGCTCGCTCAGATCGAGCAGCAGATCGCGACGGCACAGAACGCCGGGTCGAGCGGGGCGGCGGCGATCGGGGCGCTCATCAATGAGCGCAACACGCTCAACCGCGAACTCGATCAACTCACGAGCTCGGGGTCGGGTTCTGGATCCGGCTCTCAGTCAAAGCCGACGGGAGCGGCGGGGACCTCGGGCGTCGTCGGGGCGTTTTCGTGGCGCATGGGCGGACCCTTCGACGCGGGCGGCGAGGGCTGTCAGCACCCGCTCGGCTCGACCTTCGACGGCGAGAGCGTCTTCTCGGGCCACCTTCGCACCGACGCCTACTTCCGAGGGCCTTTCGACGGGCCCTTGAACTTCGAGGCAACGGCGCTCTCCAAAGTTATGAGCGGGCCCTATCAAATGGCCGCGCACCTCGTCTGGAATCCGACGCTCTCGCACCCTCACCCGTGCGGCCAGAAGCAAGGTCGCTGGTGGTGGTACGCCGAGGCCATGGATTACACGACCGACGGCGGGGGTGGCGGAGACGACGACGGCGGCGGCGAGATCATTGACGGTGGCGACGGGGGACGAACCGTTACGGGCGGCGGCTCTGGCGGAAACATTCTCATTAACGACGAGAACAACCAGACCTCGGTCGCGACATCGCCCGGTGCCCCCTTCAGGACGGTTGGCGCCAACGGCGTCTCTTTCCCGACGGTCTCGGGCGCCACAACGGGGGCCCCGTCACGCACCGTCGGTCCGACGGGCGTCGTGTTCCCCAGGGGGCCTCTGATCGAAACGACGGTCGGGACCGCGAGCACCCCAAAGACGACGCGTTGGCGCGCGACGCAGTTGCTCGGGATCACCCCCGGAACCGTCTTTCGTCCGAATAACCTGACGGTCGGCCAAAAGGATTTCAGGACCGTTCCCCTCACGCCGATCTCGAACGACGACGTCAAGACCGCGAACCTCGCCCCCGCAACTCTGAGGCTCGAGGCTTTCGCTCAGCGCGGGGGCGAGGTTCGCGGTCTT